ACGGTTTAGACTTGGAACCCACTGGAGAAGATGAAGACACTGCTGCGAGGTTGGCTTTGGCGTACGCTGATGATCCTGAAAAAACTTCTAAAAAGGTTACTACGAAGAAGGCGGCGAAACTTACGCCTGCATCTATTGTACTTACGAACAATATCCTCCAAGAGTTCGGACACTCTGTTGCAGAAAGCGCAACCCAGATCCGATACCTAGTCACTAACAAGCTGCTGCTGGAGTCGGAGAACGACGATCCACGTATACGGATTCGAGCTTTGGAACTTCTGGGTAAGATATCAGACGTAGGACTCTTCGCGGAGAAGACAGAAGTCACTGTCACGCATCAGTCTACGGATGATCTACGTAACAAGTTACGTGGTAAGTTAGAGAAGCTGGTTGAGCCGGTAGTGTCAGCAGACATAGAGGACGCCGACTACGAAGACATCGTGCTGAATGGTGAGGTGCTGAATCTGGATGAAGAGCTTGGCCTAGCGGTAGATGAGGTGGCTGAAGACGAGGGCGAAGCGGGCGAAGAGAGGAGCGAAGAAACCTACGATGATTGAGGCCGTTCCCGATTTTACCGAGGAAGAAGTCCAGAACATGCTGGACAACCTTGATGCGTTCTCTGACGAGGAGGTCATTGAGATCAATCGCATCGTGGACGAGCTTGCAGCGCGTAAAGTAAACGAAGCAGCTTACGACGACCTCATAGAATTCTGTAAAAGGATGCAGCCCGACTATATTGTAGGCAAGCACCACCGCATTCTGGCGGATATGCTGATGGCTATTGAGGCGGGTGACAAAGACCGTATCTGCGTCAACATCCCACCCCGTCACGGCAAGTCCCAACTTGTCTCTATTTTCTTTCCGGCATGGTTTTTAGGGCGAAATCCCGGCAAAAAAGTGATGATGGTGTCGCATACCACTGATTTGGCAGTAGATTTTGGTCGAAAAGTGCGAAATCTCATCTCTACAGAGGCATATCAGGCCATTTTTCCCACCGTTCAGCTTGCGAGCGACTCAAAATCAGCCGGTAGATGGAACACAAACGTCGGCGGCGAGTACTATGCGTGCGGTATTGGCTCTGCACTGGCTGGTCGTGGTGCTGATTTGCTGTTGGTGGACGACCCACACTCGGAACAAGACGTAATCAACGGCAATTTTGCTGTTTTTGAGAAGGCATACGAGTGGTTTACGTTCGGTGCGCGTACTCGTCTGATGCCGGGAGGGCGTGTTGCTATAATCCAGACCCGTTGGCATATGGATGATTTAACGGGGCGCGTTACACGCGACATGACACAGAATGACAGGGCGGATGAGTACGAGGTCGTCGAATTCCCTGCCATACTGGAGATTGAGGACGAAGAGACGGAGGAGATTGTAGAAAAGCCGCTGTGGCCTGAGTTCTTTGACCTAGAGGCACTGCTGCGAACTAAGGCGTCCATGCCGACATTCCAGTGGAATGCTCAGTATCAGCAAACACCCACGGCGGAAGAGGCTGCGCTGGTCAAGCGGGAGTGGTGGCAGATATGGGAGCAGGAACGGCCTCCGAGTTGTGAGTACATTATTATGTCGTTGGACGCGGCAGCAGAGAAACACAACCGTGCGGACTTTACGGCGTTGACTACGTGGGGTGTATTCCTGTACGAAGAGACTAACAACTACAATATCATCCTGCTGAACAGTATAAAGAAGCGCATGGAGTTCCCAGAGCTGAAAGACATGGCGCTGGAAGAGTATAATGAGTGGGAGCCTGATGCGTTCATCGTAGAGAAGAAATCATCGGGTACGGCGCTGTATCAAGAGATGAGGCGTATGGGACTGCCAGTTTCGGAGTACACACCCCACAGAGGGTCAGGCGATAAACTTGCACGCCTAAACTCAGTATCTGATATTATCGCGTCTGGTTTGGTGTGGGTTCCTCCTACGCGATGGGCAGAAGAGGTAGTTGAGGAGATTGCCGGGTTTCCGTTTATGAGCAATGATGACTTGGTTGACTCGACGGTTATGGCACTCATGCGCTTCAGGCAGGGTGGGTTTATACGACTGCCGACAGATGAGCCGGAAGAACAAAGATACTTCAAACGACGTGGAAGCGGGTTCTACTAGAGATAGATTATGGCTATAGAAAAAAGTTTGTACGCAGCGCCTGAAGGTATTGACGCAGCCACAGAAGACGACGACTCCACTCTGGAGATTGAGATTGTCGATCCTGAGATGGTTGTGTTGGATGACGGTAGTGTAGAAATCACTATCATCCCTGACGCAGAACCCACAGACATGCTCCCCTTCGATGCTAACTTGGCGGAAGTGTTGGATGACAGCGTGCTGGCTGAACTTGCTGACGAGTTAGTAGGGCTTGTATCCGCCGACTATGATAGCCGTAAAGATTGGGCCGATAGTTTTGTTAAAGGCTTGGATGTATTGGGCTTCAAGTACGAGGAGCGTACAGAGCCGTGGGATGGTGCGTGTGGTGTGTACTCTACAGTGCTCGCTGAAGCAGCCATACGCTTCCAAGCAGAGACCATGTCCGAGACGTTCCCTGCCGCTGGGCCTGTGAAAGTCAAAATTCTTGGGGAAGAAAATAAGGATAAGGAAGAAGCCGCAGACCGCGTAAAAGCGGATATGAACTACGAACTCACTGAGCGCATGGTGGAGTACAGGTCAGAGCACGAACGCCTGTTATACAGCCTTGGCTTGGCTGGTAGTGCGTTCAAGAAGGTATATTTTGACCCGAATATAGGCCGACAGGTCGCCATGTACATACCTGCGGAAGATGTCGTCGTGCCGTATGGCGCGTCTCATATAGAAACCGCAGAACGTGTTACGCACATCATGCGTAAGACTAAGAATGAGTTGAAGAAGCTACAGGCTGTTGGGTTCTATAAAGAAGTAGAATTGGGCGAACCGCAGCCGTACCACACAGATATTGAAGAGCGTAAGGCCGAAGAAGGTGGCTACTCGCTGACAGACGATGATCGCTATTCGCTATACGAGGTACATGCCGATTTAGTTATTGATGATGTTGACGAAGACGATGACGAGATAGCCAAGCCATACGTGGTGACGCTAGAACGCGGCACAAATCAGATTCTCTCTATACGCCGAAACTGGAACCCCGATGACCCGCTAATGTTGAAGCGGCAACACTTCGTACACTATGTGTATGTGCCCGGATTTGGGTTCTATGGGTTGGGTCTGATACATATAATAGGGGGGTACGCTAAGGCGGGTACGTCTATTATACGGCAACTGGTGGACGCTGGTACATTGGCAAACCTGCCGGGGGGTCTGAAGTCTCGTGGGTTGCGTATCAAAGGTGACGACACGCCGATTGAACCCGGAGAGTTTAAGGACGTTGATGTACCGTCTGGCAGCATACGCGACAACATTCTGCCGCTTCCTTATAAAGAACCAAGCCAAACGCTACTTGCGCTACTAGAACGAATTACAAATGAAGGTCGTAGGTTAGGCGCTATCAGCGATATGAACATCTCTGATATGTCGGCAAATGCTCCTGTAGGCACTACACTTGCTTTGTTAGAACGTACGCTTAAACCTATGGCTGCGGTACAGGCCCGTGTCCACTATGCCATGAAGCAGGAGTTCAAACTGCTCAAGGCCATCATGGCGGAACATGCGCCGGAAGAGTATGCGTACGAGCCGGTACGTGGTGAGGTAAGTGCTCGTGTTGCAGACTATATGTCGGTCGATGTCATACCCGTCAGTGACCCGAACAGCTCTACGATGGCGCAGCGTGTTGTGCAGTACCAAGCGGTATTGCAGATGTCGCAGTCTGCGCCACAGATATATAATTTGCCCCAACTACACAGGCAGATGATCGAAGTGTTGGGGGTTAAGAACGCAGACAAACTTGTTCCGACAACCGATGATGCCAAACCTACAGATCCAGTAAGTGAAAATATGGATGCGTTGGTTGGTAAGCCCATGAAAGCGTTTATTTATCAAGATCACGAGGCGCATATCGCAACGCACCAAGCGTTTATGCAAGACCCACAGATCATGCAGATGATCGGGCAAAACCCCCAAGCGAAGCCAATTATGGCTGCGTTACAGGCGCATATTGCAGAACACCTTGGCTTCAACTACCGCAAGCAGATGGAAGAGAAGCTGGGCGCGCCGTTGCCCCCACCGAACGAAGAGTTGCCTGAGCAAGTTGAGGTTAATCTTGCTAAGTTGGTCGCTGATGCAGGTAAACAACTTACACAGCAGCACCAGCAGCAAGCAGCGCAACAGCAAGCGCAGCAGAAGGCTCAAGACCCTGTTGTACAAATGCAACAGGCCGAACTACAGATCAAGCAGCAAGAAGTGCAGCGTAAAGCGGCTAAAGACCAACTAGACGCTCAGATGAAGCAGGCTGAACTGGAGTTGAAGGCCAGAGATCAGATGCAAGACGCTCAGATAGATCAGGCTGAACTGGCCTTGAAACAGCAAGAACTGCAAATTGACGCACAGAAAGTAGGCGCTAAACTTGCCGCAGATAGAAGGAAGGACAACACAAAACTAGATCTTGATTTACTCAAGACAATGAAGGACTCCAACAACAATAGAGGCCAATAATGGCTGTAACCGTCTTAGACGTGCTGAAAGAACGAATCGAGTCCGATAAGGACTCCGCACTACAATTTCTCAGTAGTGGGGGAGCTAAAGACTTCTCCATGTACAAAGAAACCACAGGTTTGATTCGAGGTCTCGAAACCTGTCTGGGCTATGTAGATGACCTCTCGCGCAAAATGGAGTACGACGATGAGTGAAGCTGTTAACACAGTTGAAACCGCTGAAGAGTTAGAAGCACAGCTACCTATACCTGTAGGCTATAGAGTGTTGGTTGCACTACCGCAGATCGAAGAAACCTTCGATGGCACTGACCTGCTAAAGACTGACACTACAAAAAATCAAGAGTATGTAATGTCGATCATCGGCCTTGTAATGGATATGGGCGAACAAGCCTACAATGACGCTGAGAGGTTTCCTACTGGGCCTTGGTGTAAACAAGGTGATTATGTGATGTTTCGTGCTAATTCAGGCACTAGGTTTAAGGTTGGTGACGTAGAGTACCGTTTGATGAACGATGACTCTATCGAAGCTGTTGTAGCAGATCCCCGTGGTGTAACACGAGCGTAAGGAAGATAGATGCCGTTTCAAAAAGTTGAGTATAGCTTTCCCGACGAAGAGAAGAATACTTCTATAGAAGTGGAGGACTCTGGTGAAGTCGAGATTGACCTTTCTGGTAAAAAGACTGCGGAAGAGTATGCAGATACTCCGGTCGAACCTGAAGTTGAGGTTGAAGAGCCTAAAGCAGAGCTGGAAATCGAAGTTGTCGATGACACGCCAGAGGCTGATCGTGACCGTAAGCCATCTAAACCCCCGTCTGATGTCACGGATGAGGAGTTGGAAGGCTACTCTGAGAAAGTACGTAACCGAATCAAACACATCAGCAAAGGCTACCACGACGAACGACGTGCCAAAGAATCCGCCCTCAGAGAGCGACAAGAGCTAGAAGCCCTAGCACAAAGGCTTGTTGACGAAAACAAAGAGCTAAAGGGCAACGTAACTAAAAACCAAGAGGCATTACTTGAGCAGGCAAAACGTAATGCAGCTATTGAGATAGAAAGTGCCAAACGCTCCTATAAAGTAGCATATGATAGTGGCGACTCAGAGGCAGTACTCGAAGCGCAAGATAAGTTAACCAGCGCAAAGATAAAGTCGGATAAACTAAATAACTTTAAGATACCGGCTTTACAGGACGAAGAAACTGCTGTACAAGACACACAAGAACCTGTTACACCGCAATATACTCGTGATAACAGGGCCGAAGAGTGGCGAACAGCTAATCCTTGGTTTGATGAAGACCCCGAAATGCAAAGTTTTGCATATGGAGTGCATCATAAATTGATAAAAGAGGGCGTAAGTCCTCAAAACGAAGAATACTACGAGCGCATTGACGCCCGTATGCGAGAGGTATTCCCCGGTTATTTCGGAGAAGTCCCTTCAGAGGTACGAGAAGAACGAAAGCAACAGCCAAATGTGGTTGCACCCGCAACGCGGAGCACAGCGCCTAAAAAGGTGACATTATCGCAGACACAGGTTGCACTTGCTAAACGGCTTGGAGTACCGCTGGAAGAATACGCCAGACAGGTTGCACTAGAAGCGAGGAAAAACTAATGGCTGAAAACAGAATCAAACGAGACAACACAACTCGTGAAACGGAAACTCGTAAACGATCTTGGCAGCGACCGGAGGTATTACCTACTCCTGAGCCAGAAGATGGTTATGCGTTCCGTTGGGTTCGTGTGTCTATGTTAGGTCAGGTAGATGCTACTAATGTATCCTCAAAACTACGCGAAGGTTGGGAACCCGTAAGGGCCGAAGACTACCCACAGTTCACAGTGTTGAACGTGGAGCAGGAAAGGTTTGCTGATAACATCGTCCAAGGCGGACTCATGTTGTGTAAAGTACCTCAAGAGATCGTAGATGAGAGAACCGCACACTATGAGCAGCAATCCAGAAACCAAATACAGTCTGTGGATAACAACCTGATGCGTGAAAATGACGCACGTATGCCTTTGTTTAACGAAAGAAAGACAAAGGTGACTTTTGGCAACGGAACTTAATAGGAGCTAAAAATGGCTTATCCTACTGTAGATGGCCCTTATGGGCTTGTTCCGGTCAAACTGTTAAGTGGTGTACCTTATGTGGGTACCGTACGGCACTACAGCATTGCTAGTGGCTACGGAACCGCAATCTTCTACGGGGACGCTGTTAAGCTAGTGACCGGAGGCACCGTTGAGCGTGATACGTTCGACGCTGCTATGACTCCAATTGGAGTCTTCATGGGTGTTTCATACACCGATCCCAACACTAATCAAAAGACCTTTAGGCAAAACTACATTGCTAGCACCGCCGCTTCTGATCTTGAAGCATATGTATGTGACGCAACTGATGTTTTGTTCAAGGTTGCTGTTGTATCTTCAGGTACAACGATTGGTGACTTGGCGATAACTGACATTGGCGCGAATGTAGCTGGTGTAGACAATACTGGGGACAGCATTTCGGGTAATTCCCGTAGCGCCATCTCTGATACGTCTGCCACTACAGCAACGCTTCCATTCCGTATTGTTGACTTGGTTCAAGAAACCAAGAACAGCTCTGGCGGGTTCACTGAAGCCTATGTGAAGTGGAATGCAGGTCATGCGTTCGACAACACGACTGGCGTATAAGGAGTAGAGTAAAATGGCTATTTCAAGAGCGCAATTACTTAAAGAACTCCTACCCGGACTGAATGCCTTGTTTGGAATGGAGTACGCTAAGTACGGTGAAGAGCACAAAGAAATCTTTGAATCAGAGACTTCTGACCGCTCATTTGAAGAAGAAACCAAGTTGTCAGGTTTCTCCGCAGCCCCCGTCAAAGACGAAGGTTCTGCGATTGAGTATGACAACGCACAAGAAGCATTTACTGCTCGCTATACGCACGAAACCATTGCTATGGGCTTCAGTGTTACCGAGGAAGCAATCGAAGATAACCTCTACGATTCGCTGTCAGCTCGTTACACGAAGGCTCTGGCACGGGCTATGGCGTACACCAAGCAGGTTAAAGGTGCTGCAATTTTGAACAATGCGTTTGCTGCTGGCACCACTTACGGTGACGGACAGACTCTGTGTTCAACTGCACACCCGCTTGTTTCTGGTGGTACCAACTCAAACCGTCCCGCTGTCGCGGCTGATCTTAACGAGACTTCTTTGGAAGCCGCCGTTATCCAGATCGCTGGTTGGACTGATGAGCGTGGTCTGTTGATCGCAGCACGTCCTCGTAAGCTGGTCATCCCACCCAATCTGATGTTTGTGGCAACTCGTTTGCTGGAGACTGAAGGTCGAGTTGGAACCGCTGACAACGACTTGAACGCGATTCGCAGCAATGGGTCGATTCCAGAAGGCTACACAGTCAATCACTATCTGACTGACACAGATGCTTTCTTCTTGACCACTGACGTACCGAATGGCTTGAAGCACTTTGTTCGTACTCCGATGGCTACATCTATGGATGCAGACTTCGATACGGGCAACTCACGCTATAAAGCCCGCGAGCGTTATTCTTTTGGCGTGTCCGACCCACTTGGGATTTTCGGTTCACCCGGAGCGTAAAACGCTGCATGAGAAGGGGCACATTGTTGCCCCTTTTCTTTTTCTACTGTATAAGTAGTTTATCCCTGACAGGCGCATCCCGTGCCTGACACTAGCCAAGACAGGAGATACACATGGCTAATACGACATTCAACGGCCCAGTCCGTTCGGAAAATGGCTTTACTGTAGTTTCAAAAAATGCCACTACTGGCGCTATTACAGACGTTGCAAGTATTGCCTCTACAGGCATTGTTACTGACAAGTACATCAAGCACGTAGGTTTCGCTACGGGCGTTACGGTCAACACCACGGCAGGTGACAGCCCGACTATTGGCGAGTTTACGCAGCCAGCGAACACAATCATCACAGACATCAAGATCTTTTGTGATACTGCTCCTGTTATTGGAACGGGTGACATTGGTTATGAGGTTGGTACTTCATCTTCTGGCGCACAGATCGTAGCTGCACAGACAGATGAAATATTAGATGGTGGAACTACCGTTGTCGTAGGTAATGTAACAATCACTAGCTTGGTGTTGCAAACTCAGGATGGCACAACTGCTCCTGCTTCTGTTCAGTACACTTCTGCTGCAAGAACTATTTTTTGCAACATTACTAATACTGTTGATGCAACTACCGCTGGTTCTTTTACGTTCATCATTGAGTACGTACAAATAGCGTAATGGGAGGCAATCATGGCTGATGCTGTAACCTCACAGACTCTGATTGACGGCCCGACGCATACGGTGATGAAGTTCACCAATATATCGGACGGCACTGGTGAATCTGCTGTTACTAAAGTTGACGTTAGTGCTCTACAGCCTAACCAGAACGGGATAGCCTGTACGGGTGTAAAAATAGAACGTATCTGGTGGCAGTGTATCGGCATGAAAGTGCAGATACTGTTTGATGCTAGCACTGACCAGTTCTGTATTGAGCTAGGTGAAAACCAAAGCGGCAACCACGATTACACTGTATTTGGTGGTCTGACTAACAATGCAGGATCTGGTAAAACAGGTGACATCAACTTTACTACGGTAGGGCACACTAGCGCAGATACGTACACAATTATTTTGTACATGCGTAAAGACTTCTAAACGTGCGTAGCTACTACAAGAAGAAGGTCGAAAGCTGCCCCTCTTTTAGTAAGGGGGGTATGCCTAAGCGCAACAAAAAGAACTTTCGTCCTACGAAGTCTGGCGCAGGCATGACTGAAGCGGGGGTAAAGGCGTATAGACGCAAGAATCCCGGTAGCAAGCTACAAACCGCAGTAACAGAAAAGAAACCAACTGGAAAGCGTGCAGCACGTAGAAAGTCGTTCTGTGCACGTTCTGCCGGACAAATGAAACAATTTCCTAAAGCGGCAGCAGATCCTAATTCTAGGCTGCGGCAGGCAAGGAGACGATGGAGGTGTTAGTTGGCGTACTTGCAGAGCAACGTACCGTATTTCAAATGCTGGGTGAGGAAAGAGTACACCCATAATCACGAGAAGTATCATGGCGAATTTATTCACGCTATGGCGATTGCAGTAACGACGATGCCAACTAGGTGTTTGAGTTTTCAGGTAATTTTTACTGGAGCTGAAACATACGACGAAGAAGACGAACCCAATGTGCATGGAGGTGCGATGTGGGCACGGATGCCGATTACAGCGTTGGTAGGAGACACCCCGTTAGAGGAGTGGCCCGAACCTATGCCTGTGTGGGCAGCACAGCCTTGGGATTGCAGTTCGAGGGATCACGCTGTGTACGTGCTTGATAGAGCCACACCGTGTCCTTGGATGGCTAAGATTGACGGGGAAATGTACCCCGCGAAGTATATGTTCACGGTGGACTATACGAACAACGAGATTGCTGATGACCCTGCACAACACAAGCAGAGTCATGTGATGGAGCTACTGGATGCCGGTGAGTGGACGGGTAACATCGTAGCTCTACCAAACAATAGGGTGCGGGTGACACATCCCGCTTGGTTTGAAACGGGAGAGGGCGCACCAGATTTTCGTCCTTCTCAACACATTCACTACAGCAAGTCTGATCTGGACTACACGCTCGACGTGAATCAAGTGTTTGATAATCTGTACGCAGACAAGGAGTAGAATATGCCACTACCAGCATTAGGCGCAGCAGCTAAATTTATCATGGCAAATGGAGCTAGAGCAGCCACGACGAAATTTGGTAAGGCGGCTGTAGACAAGGCTAAAGATCAGATAGCTAAACGCGAGTCCGCCGTATCGCAAATGGCAGATAAAGCTAACGTAGGCGTCAAGAGAACGCGAAGCCCTCAGTCCATACGCAGAGGGCAGGACACTTCGCGTGATAAGCGTGTAGCTAAACAAGAAGCAGCTCGCGCACCCAAATCACCCAAAGAAGAAGTGCCCTTAAAGTTTAGAGGAGGCGGCATGATGAAATCAAAGATGAAAGCTAAAGGCTACATGGCTGGCGGCAAGATGAAAGCCAAGGGTATGAAAGCTGGTGGCAAGATGCCAATGGTTAAAGACCCTAAGACTGGCAAGATGGTTCCTGAGTTTGCCGCTGATGGTAAAGGCAAGATGATGGCTGGCGGCAAGGTCAAATCCAAGGGCTACGCCAAAGGCGGCATGATGAAGTCCAAGGGTTACGCTAAAGGCGGTGCCATGAAGTCTAAGATGGCTGCTAAGAAGCCTACTAAGCAAAAAGTTCGCGGTGCCGGTATCGCTCGTAAAGGCGTACGTCCAGCGAAGATGCGATGAGACGCTACTATAAGTCAGGCGGCAAGGTGAAGTCGGGCGGTAAGATCTGCCCGAAAGGTAAGGCGTGGGCCAAGCGTACGTTTGATACCTACCCGTCTGCTTATGCGAATATGGCAGCTTCTAAGTATTGCAAAGACCCTAACTACGCTAAGGGCAGCAAGAAGAAGAGTAAGTAATGGGACAGCTCAAACAGTGGCGGGATCAGCAGTGGGTTCGTATTGGCACCGATGGCAAGATCAAGGGGCCATGCGGCACGTCAAAAGATAAAAAGAACCCAGATCGTTGCCTACCCAAAGCTAAGGCACAGTCGCTAAGTCAGTCCGAGCGTGCTACCACAGCACGTAAAAAGAAAAAGGCGGGTGCTACAGGGCAGCAAGTAGTCAGTAACACCCCAAAAGCTAAGGTCAAAACCGCTAAGACAGGCGGTATGATACGGTCAAACCACAAAGGTTGCGGAGCAGTTATGGGCAACCGTAGGAAGAAAACCCTATACGTAAGAGGTAGTAAGAATGGATAAGTTAGAAGTTTTCCAAAACGGCAACTTTTCAGACGGGCGTCCTGTCTTTCAAGTTGGCAGCAAGAACGAGGACGGCACATACACTATTGCAGATGCGAGTCTGATGAGCGAGGCAGAGGCAAAGGCTAGGCTGGAATACTTGCAGCCCACACCAGCCCCAGAGCCAAAGAAAGAACCAGTCAAAAAAGAAGCAGCTAAGAAAAACACAGCGAAGAAAAAATAGATGGCTACCTCTGGAACAACAGCGTTTGATATGGACTTCACGGAGATCGCTGAAGAAGCGTGGGAGCGTGCGGGCCGTGAAATGCGTTCTGGGTACGATTTACGCACCGCCAGACGCTCTATGAATCTGATGACCATTGAGTGGCAGAATCGCGGCATCAACATGTGGACGATTGATGAAGGCACTGTGACGATGGTTAAGGGCACAAGCCAGTACGATTTGCCTGCCGATACCATTGACTTGCTAGAACAAGTTATACGTACAAACTCTGGCAATGAGTACACGCAGTCTGACCTAACTATAAGCCGGATAAGCGTCAGCACATACGCATCTATACCTAACAAGTTAACAGAAGGTAGGCCGATTCAGGTTTACGTAGAACGTCTTAGAGATAACCCCAAGATCAACGTGTGGCCTGTGCCGGACAAAGATAACGAATACATATTCAAGTACTACCGTATGCGGCGTATACAGGACGCTGGTAGTGGCGCAGAAACAGCCGATATGAATTTTAGGTTTTTCCCGTGTCTGGTTGCCGGTTTGGCGTACCACATAGCGATGAAAGAGCCAGAGCTTATGGCACGACTGCCTATGCTCAAAGAGGCGTACGAGGAGCAGTTTGCACTTGCGGCTGGAGAAGACAGGACGAAAACGTCTGCACGGTTTGTACCCCGTGCCACTAGGACGTACTAATGTCTAACAGGTTTGCTTCAACCAAAAGAGCTATTGCTGAATGTGATATTTGCGGATTTCAGTATAAGCTACGTGAGTTAAAGAACTTAATACGTAAGGGACAAGATACAAACTTAAAAGCGTGCCCTACCTGCTGGAATCCTGACCATCCACAACTAAAGCTAGGTGAGTTTCCGGTAGACGACCCACAAGCTATACGTGATCCACGTATAGACAGGAGCTTAGGTGAAGCGGGGGAAAACAGTAGCAGGCAGATACAGTGGGGGTGGAACCCTGTAGGTGCAGGTGATGACCCCTTTGGGCTAACCCCTAACGACTTAGTAGCAACAGGGCAGGTCGGAACAGTAACAGTGACAACAACTTAGAGAATAGCTATGAAGAAAGATAGTAAAATCAAAGAAGTAAAAGAGGCACCTAAGCCTGATATGAAGGGCGTTAAGACCACTGGAATCAAAGTTCGTGGTACAGGCGCTGCTACAAAAGGACTTATGGCTCGCGGCCCTATGGCGTAAAACATGAACTACACCGAGCTAAAAACAAACATTGAGGACATTTGTGAGCTTACGTTTACAGATGACCAGCTTGCTATGTTTACGCAACAGGCAGAGCAGAGGATATACAATGCTGTTCAGATCCCTGCATTGCGTAAAAACGTAACAGGTACCATTTCTTCTAGTAACGAGTATTTGGCGGTACCTACTGACTTCTTGTATGTGTATAGCTTGGCGGTGGTGGATGGTAGCGGTAACTACACCTACCTATTGAGTAAAGATGTTAACTTCATACGTGAAGCGTACCCCACAAGGACGGCGACGGGGGTTCCAAAACACTACGCTATATTCAATGAAGGCTCGTTCATATTAGGCCCAACACCTAACACTGGGTACACAGCAGAACTGCATTACGGCTACTACCCTGAGTCCATTGTTACCGCTAGCACCACCTATCTTGGCGATGAGTTTGACTCGGCGTTGTTAAACGGTGCCCTAGTAGAGGCTATACGGTTTATGAAGGGTGAGCCTGATATGATTGCGTTGTACGAGAAGATGTACGTATCAGCCATGTCGCTACTCAAGGTACTGGGTGACGGTAAGTTACGCTCTGACACGTACCGTTCTGGGCAAGCTAGGCTAACGGTGCAGTAAGAAGTTATATGTTGCTACAAACCCCGCAAATAGAAGTAGGTAATGTTTTCGTTGCCACTACAGAAAACAAAGGGCATGACCCTGAGTTCTGGGCGCAAGCCGCCGCAGGTAGGATCGTTAGCGTAGGTAGCAGTTGTCACCCCGTGATAGCGCAACAAGCGGAAGCGTTCAAGGAAGCAGTCAGAGCCACGGCTTTGCACTACATAAAAGAAGCAATAAAGAGCGATAGGACAACACTTATTGTAGAACTAGAACGTCAAGGTCATAAAGACATGGCAGACATAATTAGGAGTCTATAATGGCTATTTCAACGGCAATGTGTACGTCTTTCAAGAAAGAGCTTATGGAGGCTGTACATAATTTTAAGAACTCTGGTGGTAGTACGTTTAACCTAGCGTTGTACACTAGCTCTGCTTCTTTAGGAGCAAGCACCACGGCATATACTACGTCCAATGAAGTTTCTGGTACGGGCTATACGGCTAAAGGTGCCTCTCTAACGAGGGTAGATCCTAGCACTTCTGGCACTACTGCTTTAACCGATTTTTCTGATTTGACGTTTAGCTCTAGCACGATTACTGCTAACGGCGCGTTGATATTTAATGATAGTGCTTCTGGTGATCCGTCAGTATGTTCATTAGCGTTTGGTGGCGATAAGACCTCAACTGCTGGAGACTTTACGATTCAGTTCCCCACAGCAGATGCGTCTAACGCGATTATTCGTATCGCGTAGCGAGTAGTATGTGGCAAATGTTACTGGGTGGGGCAGAGGTGCTTGGGATGATGGCCCGTGGGGTGAGGCTAACCCTGTCGTCGTTACTGGTGTTGAAGGCACTGGCGCGGTCACGACTGTCACGATCAGTGCAGACGCAAATGTCACTGTCACAGGTGTTTCTGCAACAGGGTCAATCGGCTCCGTCACGATCATCGAAGGGTCAGGCGTCACTGTATCTATTACGGGTGTCGCAGGCACAGGCGCTGTTGGGTCGGTTACGGCTATCGGGAATGCAAACACTTCGGTCACAGGTGTCGCAGGCACAGGCGCTGTTGGGTCGGTTACGGTCAGTGCAGGAGCTAACGTATCTCCAACAGGCGTTGCGGGTACCGGCGCAGTTACGACAACTACTGTTTCCGCAGACGCAAATGTTTCGGTTACGGGCGTTGAGGGTACCGGCGAAACTGGCACAGTCACTGCTACAGGTGGTGCAGTCGCCTCTCCGACGGGTGTGGTTGGAACCAGCGCGGCTGGTACAGTTTCCATTTCGTTGGGCCAGACGATTGTTCCAACGGGTGTCGCAGGCACAGGAGCGGTCGGGAATGTAGTAGTTGCTGCTGACGCTATTGTTAGTGTTATAGGTGTTTCAGCAACTGGAGTAATAGGGTATTTTAATGTTTGGGGCTTAGTAGATGATAGTCAAACACCAAACTACTCGACTATATCTACAAGCCAAACACCAAGTTGGACTGCTGTAACAGACAGCCAGACGCCAAATTACTCAACTATATCAACGAGTCAAACACCGAGTTGGGCTGCTGTTACTGACAGTCAAACTCCTAATTGGGAAGAGGTAGCTTAAATGGCAACTTACGTTAACGACCTACGCTTGAAAGAGATTGCCACAGGCGATGAATCAGGTTCGTGGGGCACCAGTACGAATACCAACCTTGAGTTGATTGCAGAGGCATTTAGTTTTGGCACGGAAGCTATTACGACGAATGCTGATACTCATACTACTACTATTGCTGATGGGTCTACTGATCCGGGCCGCAGTCTCTTCCTCAAATACACTGGCACTCTTGATTCAACTTGCACCATCACTATAGGGCCAAACACGATCAGCAAGCTGTGGTTTATTGAGAACGCAACCAGCGGATCGCAGTCGATCATTATCAAGCAAGGCTCTGGTGCCACGATCACAATCGCTAATGGTCAGACCAAAGCGATTTACAGTGACGGCGCAGGCTCTGGTGGCGCAATGGTTGATGCCTTCCAAGACCTGTCTGTGCCTGATTTGTTCATTGACGATGACCTGACGTTTACCTCTGACAGCGCAGTCATCACGTTTGGCGCAGATGGCGACACAACCCTCACGCACACAGACGGATCTGGCCTGACGCTGAACAGCACTAACAAGATTATGTTTAACGATGCGAGCCAGTTCATTCAAGGCTCGTCTGCTACGGTCTTGGCGCTTGGCGCGACGGACGAGATTGACCTTACTGCTACTCTCATAGACATCAACGGTAACGCAGATGTATCGGGTACGGTAACGGCGACAGGCACATCCGTATTCGCAAGCCTAGACATCTCAGGCGATATAGACGTTGATGGCACCACTAACCTTGATGTTGTGGACATTGATGGTGCTGTAGACTTTGCATCTACAACAGCTCACGCAGGTAATGCAACTTTTGCTGACAATGCCAAGGCCATCTTCGGTGCTGGCTCAGACTTAGAAATTTTTCACGAACCAAACAATAGCATTATAAAAGAATCTGGCGGAGGTAGCTTATTAATACAAGGC